ATCACCTGTCTGAAACAGCTTATATCCTGCGCCTGCCATATTTCTCCTTAGTAGCTCAGACTATCTGAGCCTAGTATACCTGATACATCTGAATCTAGGACAAAACCTGCCAATAAAGGTTCTGTGGTGTATAGCGTAGTCATCCAGGATGACTTTGTTATATCGTGATGGATGGCATTTACCAAGCTAGATTGCACCACGCTGGATGAGCCAGGGGTAGTCTTAGTAACTGTTACGCCATCTAGTAATTCTATGTCTATGCCTGCTATGGGCTTATTGGGGTTAGCATCATCATAGAGATTCAGCTGAATGCTATCTATGCGTATCTCAGGGTCTTTGCGTGTGGCTAGGATGCCTTGAGCCTGATTTAAAGCCTCAGCGTTTGTCTGCACCAATATGCCTGAGCGTGTGCCTGAATGTAGGAAGAACTTATCAATTGAATCCTGGTCAAAGGCATTCTGAGCTGTACCGCCTAGGCGAGTGATAGTTACATCATTAATAAGCGTAGTATCGTCTAACGCTACTACTGCATTGGTGTAGGAAATGTCAACGCCTTGATCACTAAACTCATAAACCGGGAAGGCTGGATTAGATATTAGGTTGTTACGGCTGACAAAATCTACCTTGCCATTGGCATCAACAAAGATGCCGCCAAACTCGCTCTGCTCTACTGTAAATAGGGCTTCCAATGCATCTCTGGCGGTTCCTGGGTCTGCCTGTAGGGTAGAATCACCAGTATCTATATTTCGTAGGCTTATAGGCCATTCTATGTCATCTAGGATGGCATTCACGCGAGCGCCTGAGAGTTGCACCCCTGAGCCTGCTACTGTGTCTATGGCTGAGCCTGCAAGAAGCTTAAAACCATCCACGCATTTAAGGGTAACTGTGCTTAGCTCATCATTGCCTTGTCTAAAGCCAGTATCGTAATTGGTGATAAAACCTGAGAATAGGAAGTAATCATTATTGGCATAAGTGGCATAAATAATTATCTGCCTAAGCGGTACTAAGTTAGGGTAATAAGCCCCAGCCGTGTTAGTGGGATTCCAATCACCATTTTGATCATAAAGCACAACATTAGCGGTTCCAGCCTCAAACTTAGATGTGATGCGGTTGCGACCTCTGCGAATGTTTATCTTTGTAACTAGGTTTGTAATTTCAACCGGCAATGTGCCAGAGCCAAGGGTATTAGTACCTAAGATACCTTCAGTAAGGCTATTTAGAATAAGTGGGTTGATTTCAAAAGCGGTATCGCTATCAAAGTCAACAAATACTCGTACTGTAGGTGCTGGCATTATATCGCTATGCTACTAAATAATGGGCTCTTACCTGAGCGTTGATACTCATACTGAATGTCCGTTATTGATTCAGCCAAATCTTCAACTGCTATAACTGATCCTTCAACAATAACAGTAATGTTAGTATCGCCACCGCCACCAGATTCAGCTAGTAAAGCATCTGCAAGTAACCAGATTCAGCTAGTAAAGCATCTGCAAGTAACAATTCTGCATCTGCTAATGCTGCATTAGCTAGGGCATTATTCTCAACAGCTGCAATTACTTCAGGATCACCAGCCAAGAATGCTGCTACTACATCAGCAGCTAAAGTACTGCCACCCCCACCGCCTATAACACTAGGCACATTAGCACCTTGCAATGCACCATTAATGTAAACGTTATTAGCGTTTACATCCATGCGGTCTAACTTGGTAACTGTCATCTTCTCTTGGTCTAGCTTTAATCCCTTTTCAGCAAATAGGGTTTCAATAGGTATTTTAATGTTAAGTGTCTTAAGTAATTCCTTAATGCGTGTAATAGTGCCAGGCCAATCCGCAAATGGATCTCCAACCATTTCATCTAGGCTATCTAGCAGCATAGCTAGTTCCTTGGCTTCAGCCTCAGCTTTGATTAACTGACCTTCAAGAATAATGGCTCGCTTTACATCCTCATCAAGAAGTGCGCGCATTAACTCTAAACGTATGCGTTCTACGTCATTAATCTGACCGCCTAGAGCAGCAGCAATCTGTATACGATCCATTTCAAATCGTTTATTGAGTTCATCAATAATCTTTGATTCTGTATTTTGCTTTTTCTTCTCGGCTGTAATCTTTTTTTCGCCTGCTAATTTTGCAGCATTTGATTTGGCTTCTGCACGGGTTAAAGCATTTTGTGTGCGTAATCTTGCTGCTGCTGCTTTTTCTTCTTTTCGGCGTTCTTCCGCTTGCCTTCTTGCATCACCTGTAGCCCAAGGTTCTCCGAATCCACCACCAAAAACAATTGGCTCCAAAACAAAACGCCCAAGTAATTCTAATATTTTTGCTATAAACTTGACAGGTGCGCTATTAGCTAAATCATCAAATGCTCTAATTGCTTTGTTTGAAAACTTAACAATTTCGGCAGCAAGATCACCAAAAGTTTCGGCTAAGCCAATCATTGCATTTTGCAAATCTTCTACCGATACTTGAGAATCTTCTAATGCACCTACTAAACGTTCACCAAATGCTTCCTTGGCTTGATCTGCACCTTCAGACAATCTTGCCATTTTGCCTGCAAATGTATCTACGGCCTTTCCTGCTGCTCCAGTGAACTTTTTTTGCAACTCACTTAATACATCTTCAAACTTTTTGCCTTTAAGTTCTGCTGCTGTGTAGCCAATTTTAAGCCTAGCTAATGCCGTTACTTCACCTTTATATGCTCTTTGTAAAGCATTTGCAACTGTTTGTAAATCTTTGCCTGTGCCTAGACTTACATCTAATGCTGTTTGCAATAGTTTTTGCGCTGTGGTTACATCACCTGTGGCTTGAGATAAACTGACAAATGCATTAGTTAAATCTCCCCCAGTTACACCAGTTGCTAAAGCTAACTTATCGATAAACTCATTGATAAATGGTGAAGCAAAACCTAAATTAACACTATTCAATTGAGTAGCTAGTAATTGAGCTTCTTTACTTGCTTCACTAAATGCCTGTACAGATGCTTTGCCAAACTTGACTACCGCTGCTACAGAAAATACAGCTGCAAACTTCTTTCCTAACGCGGCAAAGGCTTTGTCAGCCTTCTTAGTTGCCTTGTCATCAAATGTAGTGACTATGGGAAAATTAATTGCCACGTGGCAACCTCGCTATTTCTGCATTAGCTTGAGCAGCTACCTGATCTAAAACCTTTAGTATTGTGGCTTGAGCCCTGCCTTGATTCTCTACTACAGCACGACCCATTAAACGCCCCTGTGTCTTAGCTGTGCGCCCGGTCTGTGACAATCTGCCTACTTCACTATTCATGGCATCTATAAAGCTACGCCCTGCCTGTGGGTTATTTGACTTAGATTGAGAACTACCATAGGCATTCTGTCTGCCAGCGGTTTCTATAATCGCACCTGCTGCCGACTTATTAAGCATACTTACTAGAGATGACCAGCCTGAACGATTAGCACGACTTTTAGCCAATGAATAAGTTAAGCCACGTCTAACTACGTTAGATACAAAGCTTGGAAATGCTCTCTCACGGCCTGTACGGCTTTTACGATCATAGCCAGGATAACTAAAGTTACCTAGTCGCATAAACGATTGTGGCACATCTTTGCGAGCTTCATTTGTAATGTCTTTCAATGGCGCAGCGATTTGTGAGTTATATGCCTTAAGGGTTTCAGGAGCTAGTTTACGCAAAATCTTCCTAGCCTCTACGACCCCTTTTACCTCTACTGGCATTCTCTCGCTCTTTCGCCTGTTGCTTTAGGACTTCATAAAAAGCCTTTAGCAAGTCTGTGTCCATCTTAATAAACTCGCTAGGCGCAATTCCAGTATGGATACTCAGCTGAGCTACCCTATACGTAAAGGAATCGCGCGTTAGCCATTTGGGGAATCGTCTGCCACCACATCTACCGCAGCTAAAGTATCTAGAAACGCTGAGCCAAAAGGTTTGACATCAGGCGCATCAGCGCGGCGTAGACATTCCCATGCAAGCCAATAAATATGCTCTTGCTTTTCATCCTCGCGAAAGGCTTTATGAAAGCCTTTGCGGAACTGCTGCTCAAAAGCATACTCAATCCCCGGCGTAATCTGATGATCAGACTTAGTGCCATCTGCCCTAGTAATAATTAGCTTTGCCATTTTTGCCCCTTTGTTAAATTAAAACGTGCCGGTGTCGGCTATCGTTACAACAGAGTTTAGCGTAAAGGTGATGTCCTGTGTTCCAATATCGCCAACGCCACCATTGATTGGGGTCAGGTTATTGA